ACACAGTACATGGTGTCTGTAGAGGCAGTAGCAGCACTTAGTGTTAGTGTTGTGCCTGATACTGTATAGCTTGAGTTAGGGTTTTGTCTAACATTGTTAATAAACAAAGCTATATCTTGAGGATCAGATACACTATGACTAAGAGTATAAGTTGTTGTAGCAGAAGTAGTAAACTGTTGTTTTTCTAACTTTAATGTTTTATCTGCTGGTGTGTTACCTACATACGCCATATTATCTCCTATGTACTGATACTATCAACGAAACTTACTAATACATCACAAGCACTAGCTGTACTTGCAAATGCTTTTAATACATCACCATTCTGTATCACAATCTTTGAACCTGAGTCAATTAATTCAAGTGAACCACCTACAGGAATAGGTGCGTCTTTGATTACATTAAATGTTGTACCACCTGATGTAATTACTACAGTTATATTTATTGATGATGTGTGTTTGTTTACACATCTAATTGAAATCAATGCGTCATCAGAATTTGAAGTGACCAATGTTGTTGGCGATCCTGATGAGTTTGAAATCGAACTAGCGTATGATCTTTCAAAATCTTGAGCCATTGTTTTCCTTTCTTATAAAGCTATTGCCATCGCTACTGCAAAACCAGCACCAGCTTTGGAATCTATTTGTGTTTGTATATCGCTTGACACATTTGCCAAGTAACCAAATTCTGTATCAGAAACATTTGTGTTAGAGCCAATCTTAGTAGCACTAATTCTGTTTACATCTAGTGTTATATTACCAGCAGATGTGACTGGTGATCCTGATATAGAAAATTCTGAACCTGATTGGGTAAGACCAATACTTGTAACTGTTCCTGTGTTACTTGGTGTAACTTGTGTATATGTTATGTTTGTAGAACCAAGTGAGCCATCGCTATCAGTCGTACAAAGAAATATTTTGTTGTCGTTAGTAGATCCTTGATTAACAACTACCATACCACCACTTAATTCAGCTATAGTATCGTGTTCTGGATCTCTTGATGCAGCACCACTTGATACTGCTAGATATAAACCATTCTCAGTAGCTGTAGATTGGTCTTTGACTAAGACTCGATCACCGGCAACAAGAGTAACACCATCGATTGTGTCACCAGCTTCTAATCCATTAGATAGATTGACATTGGCTGTAGTTGCTACTTCAGCTATTATTCTTGTTCTAAGACCAGCTACTGCATTATCTACATAAGATTTAATAGCTACATCAGAATTATTAGAAGGTGTTGATAATCCTGTAATACTACCACCACTAATATTGACTGTTGCAGCGTTTTGAACAGCCATAGTACCAAGACCAAGATTTGATCTTGCTGTAGAGGCTGAAGCTAAATCTGATAAGTTAGAGGCTTTTGCTACTTTTGCATCTAATTGTGTTTGTGCATTGGAAGATAGAGTATTGATATGTTGGAACTCAGTATTTGTAACAGAGCCATCTGCTATTTTTACTGCATCAATACCAGTAGCTACTTGAGCATTACTGATTGTGCCTGTCAATGCACTTGCTGGATAGCTAGTTGCATCTTGTAGGTCAAATGCTGGTGTTGCATCACTAGCACCTAAAGCTAAAGATACACCACCATAAGAAACTGTTGAATTAGTAAGACTTGAATTTGCAATATTAGATAAAGTATTGCTAGAACCACTTATAGTTTTGTTTGTAAGAGTTTCACTACCAGCTTTTGTTGCAACAGTCGAGTCAATAGCAAGGGTTACATTTGTGCCAGAGGCTGTTGATGTAATTCCTGTACCACCTAATAAACCAAGTGTTTCTGTACCAAGCACAATATCAATAGCTGATGAACCATCAGAGATATCTAAGTCTTGTGCTACTACTTGTGAATTTACATAAGCCTTAATAGATTGTTGTGAGGCTACTTTTGTTGCACTATCTGATGCAAAATCATCTTCATCAAGAAAAGCAGAACCACTTATCGCTGTATCTAATACAGGACTTGTAAGTGTTTTGTTTGTAAGTGTTTCAGATCCAGCTAATGTGGCAAAGTCATTATCAGATAATGCTGTGTTAAATTGGGCAGTTGTTCCTGTAAGAGTGTTACTGCCTAGCGAGATAGACTTATTCGATAAGGTGACTGTGCCTGAAGTGACAAATGCTTTTGTGGATTGTTGTGAAGGAGGAAGTATAGCACTATCACTCGCCATGTTATCTTCATCGACAACAGGATTAGCTGGATTTGTAAACACTGAACCGACATATACAGAGACTGTGGTATCGCCTGAATTGATAGATCCACTGTCAAAAGTGAAGGTTACTGTCGTGTTCGGTGAGGAAAATGAACTTGTAGCAATTTTACCAAAGATTGTACCTGTGTTAGATCCTACAACTTTGACTCTACGACCTACATGATATGTAGAAGTAATGTTAGCCGCAACTGTAATACTGGTAGCAGAGGCTCTCGTAAAAGTAGTAGTGCCATCACCATCACCTAATAGGAACCATTCTTTGTCGTTCCATACTGATCGGACATCTTTAAGTTGCTCTCTAATAGCGTTATTAACGTCAGAGGGTGACATACCCTCAGATATATTAACTCCGTTGATAGCTGTATTACTACTAGCTGTCGTGCTGTAACTTGATACTGTCATTATTTATCCTTATTTTCCTTATTTTGATTTGCTAATGTCTCTCCGTATGCTGCAACCCATTCTTGTACTTCTGGACTTGATCCAGCAAAAACAGTTCCAACTTTACCAAAATGTTTTATGACGCCATCTACACCTTCATTATTGGCAATATCTGTGCCTTGTACTAACCATTTTACAATTTTAGGATTTGTAACTAATTCTGCACCACCTACTAAAAATAAACCTGTTTTAAATACATTCATCAATCCTATGACGCTACCACCTACTACAGCAGTTGCATAAGATAATTGACCAACCATAGAACCAGCAGTTTTAGATGGGTTTTCAAAAGTTTTACCAGCTTCTGCAATATTAGCAGATATGACTGCCAATCTATCGAGGTCTTTCCTTAAATCTGCATATTTTTTACTTGAAAACAAAAAATCTTTTGCTTTAGGATCTATTTTGTTCCAATTAGTAAGAAAAGTATTGCTGTTAAACAATTCTGCTGCTGAAGCACTATCATAATTCATTCCTTCAGATGGTTTAATTTTACCTAGTTTTTGTATAATAGCATTTTGGATATATGCAAATTCATCAGGTTTAAGTGATTTTTTTAAACCATTTATGTATTTTGTTCCTTCTTGAGATTCTTTGAATAAAAAATTAATTATTCTGTCTTGATCTACTTTGCTAAGAATTGGTTGTAAAATATCATTAATTCTTTTTTGCGATGCTTTATAATAATTATCTGCTCTTAAAAACTTTGTGTAAGCAGCTTTATCTGTGTCTTTTAGAAAAACTTTTAAATCTTCAGACAAAGCTCCATAAAGCCTTTTATATTCAGCTTTAGATATATCATCAGCAAGGTTTGCATTAGTTAATGCAGATCCAATTAATGATCTATAATTTCTTAACTCTTTAAATGTTAAAGTTCCATCTTGTATTTTGTCTAAAATTTCTTGTCTTAGTTTTATTAATTTTGGTGATTGTAAAACACTTCCTTTTTTTCCAACGACTATAGTTTCTCCAACTTTTAAAGATGGATCTTCTTTTGCCATCTTTTTTGTAACTACTTTTGTTATATTTGCACCTTTTGGTTTTGCAATTTCATCAAGTATTGATACAAAACTTGGAACATTAACTGAAAAATCATCACCAGATAATTTCACCAAATCAAAAGATTCATTGTATAAAGATGTAGATTTAGTTTTAAACTTTGTAACACCACTCTCAATTCCATTTTTGGTTATGTTGTTAAGAGTTATGTTGTTTACTAATGCTGGAGAATCAACAAGGTAGTTACTTGTTCTAATTAAAGACTCACCCATGTCCTTTTGTATTCTCTCACCAGCTTTACCAATTTTTTCTTTTGCTATAGGTATGTTGCCTAAAATATATTCAAGGTCTCTAACTAAACCAAAATTTTGTCCTTCAGATAAAACACTTAATGATGATGGAGACACATTTGCTTCTTCAAAATTCTTGATATTCTGTGCTGACTTTTCTCTTGTTTTTTTTGTAAATCCAGCAAATGGTTTTTTAATCTGTTTTAAAATGTAAGGAGTTATAAATTCTGACACACTTCCTAAAGTAAAATCAAAACCCCTAGCTGTTAAATACTCAGGAACTGTTCGGTCTATTTCACCACCAAAAGCCTTAAAAACTTGGTCAGCTCCTACGCCACCAACAGTCTCACCTAGTCCAGCTCCTACAACTCCTCCAACAGCTCTACCACGAACTCCAAAAGGTGATCCTATTTTTTGTCCTTTATATGCTCCAAATATATTAGGTGCTATAGCTATTGCACCTCTACCACCAAATTCTGCAACATCTCCAAAATCAAATCCTGCTGGATTAAACATTTTTGCACCACCAATAGAGTCATCATAAATTGCAAAGTTATCTCCTACTTTAACAGACTCAGGAAATTTTTTTGACATTGTAAGGTCTCTTGATTTTTCGTTTGGAGCTAAGCCCATAACAAACCTATCAAAAAAACTAGCACCAGATTTTTCGTCTAATTTAAAATTTTTTATTTGCTGTTCTGTAAAACCAGATTTTGATATGTAATCTAAGATATCATCTGTTGATGTTCCATCATCAATTAGCTTTTTAACATCAAGTTTTGTTTGTAATAAAGACTTTGCCATTATAAAAATCTTTCTCTTTGATCCTCTTTTGTTGTGTCACCTATTTGAAATGTACCACCCCATGCAGAAAAGGCTTTTGGATCATAACCTTTTATTTCTTGTTTTAAGATATTATTAAATATTCTTTTAAAATTATTAAATGCGTTAATAAAATCTTGATCTGTAGTAAAAGAACCTTTACCAAATTCTTCTTGTAATCTAAGTAGTTCTGGTTCTGTAACAGCAGCACCAGACCTATCTTTTAATGTTAAATTAAATAATCTAGCTATTTTTGCTTTATTTAACTTGCCTTCTTCTCCAACGAGAAAGTTTGGTAGTAGTTTACCTTCAATAAATCCAACACCCTCTATGTTGCCAGATTCTTTACTATCTTTAATAAGTTTTTCTACTTCATTAGCAGCAAAAATAATTTCGTTCCAATTATTTTTATTAAAATCATCTTGTATCACTTTTACTTTTTTATTTATATTTTCTTGTTTTAATTCATCTTCACCTGTTTCTAATGAAATTGTGTCCTTTTCTTCTTTTTTATTTTTATCTTTATAAGGCTCTAAAAGTCTGTCTAGTGTGTTTACAAAAGTACCAGTATTTTCAGTTAATTTACCTACATTACCTTTACCTACTAATCTTTCAATTTGTCTTGCTTGGCTTTCACTTAAATTAATATCTCTTTCAGCAGCATAAGCCTGAAATAATTCCCAATCACTATCATCTGTATCGGTTGTATCAGATTGTAAAGATGAACGAATATTAGCTAATGCTCCTAGTTCAGAAAAATCAGCCATTCGTCTTTGATTTCTTAATTGATTAGCGTTTTGAAATGCTGTTCCAATAGATTGACCTAGACTTGTTGGCATTGGTTGAAAACCAGCTTGTCCTAATAATCCAGTACCTAAATCTTGTGCATATTGTGATCCAATAAAACCTAGTAAACCTTTTGGTTTTTGAGGTGCTATTAATTGATTTAACTTTTGACCTATGACCTGATCTAATATTGAACTATTAAATTGTGTTTTTTGATTCATTAAAAGAACCCTCCAAGAAGTCCTCCTCCGATTGCACCAAAGAGAGGATTACCAAACATCGATGTACCACCTATTTGACTTGCAATATTAGCACCTGTTAATGCACCACCTAGTAATCCAGCACCTGTGTTTCTAAAGACAGGTTGTGTTGATACTGTTTGTGTTGGTACTGGCGAACCTAATGCACCTAAGAATTGATTTAATTTAAGAAATGGTTTTTGTTGTTCAAAGTCAAATCTTGCTATTGCATCTTGTAGTTTTGCTTGTTCTATGCTTTCTCTGTCAGCTCCTACCTGTGCTAGTCGTGATACATCATTGTAGTCCATCTCGCCTAGTTGTGGTGCTGTCATCATAGTTTGAGCTTGTAATGCTCTTTCACGATTAAATTGATCTCCATAGACTTGATTAGCTAATCTTCCAAGTGAGTCTGCTAGTATTTCTTGGTTTGCACCTGATCCTAGACGACCTGCTTTACTAAACTGAGATTGTACTTTTGATGTTACATCGTCAGCCATTTGATTAAATAAGGCTTGTGAGTAAGGATTTGTCGTAGGGGATAAGAAATCTCCAGCTAATGTTTGTTGAGCAAGATTTTGTGATTGATTCAATAACGGATTTCCAGCTACAGCTCTTGCAGATGCTAAATCTAATGCCGCTTGTGTTTCAGCGGCTGGAGCTACAAAGGTATTATTTGGGAAAAAGTTTGGTAAATCAGACTCAAATAAATCTTGGCTGTAATCAATAGCTTGTTCTAAGTATGGTCTAATAAACTCTGATGGTTCAGCAGATGATGTAGTTGTTACGTTTTGTGGTGATGATCCTTTTGACATTTTATATTTCCTTATTTAGTAAGTATGCTTTGACTCTAAATCCTTTCAATTTTCTTACCCAACCTTTTCGCCCAGCGACTTCAAGGTGAGTACAGTTTTCTTTCTTTGCAAATTTTTCTATAACTTTTTGTATTCTTTCTAACCAATTTTCTAGGTTTGTTCCTCCAGCTAAAAAGTATCGTAATACTTTTGACTGAGGGTATTGTGCTATCTCAGTTACGACAGCACTTTCGACTCTATTATTATTCCAACTAATAAATAGTTGCATACGATCATTAGCTAATCCATACAGTATATCTTTAATACTATAGGTTTCGTCTAATGCTTTTTCTAACAATGGAGCTACTTGACTCCATATAAACTCGACATCTTCACTAGGAACTCTAGTGACTACATTACCCAATGACACAGTATGATAATGTTTGATCTGTGTTTCCTGAACTTGCATGAGTTAAAGTTGCACTTCCGTCTGCTCTTGCAGAAACATGAAGTCCGTTTAATGCTGTTCTGCCATTTGCAGTCGTTGGCATAAAAAGTATCACAGAATTACCACTAATACGAGCATCAGTTAAGGTCGTTGATGTAGCACTAGCAGTTAGTGTTATTGTTCCTGTACTGTTAAGTTTACCATTGATCGTATTGTTTAATGATGTCGAAACTAATCGTAAATGTTGTCCTGTATCAGGTATTGATAAAGGTACTTGAGGAAATTGATTATCTGCCACCTTCAGGTCTCGCTTCTATATCTACACCTGACATGGTGTTAAAGTTACCTGTTACATTTACCCTAATCCGATGATACCTAGATGTACTCCGTAAAGGGCAAGTGCCAGTATCATTAGTGCTAACAGCATCGCCAGTTGTTGTGGTGTCAAGTTGTGATTGCCTCGTAATTGGTGTTATTGTTACAGATGTGTTTGTTGTTCCATCAACAATAGGTCTGCAATTAATTAGTGTTGATCTTTTTCCTTTAGCTCCCTCAAACTCTGTCGTATCAACTGTAGCTGATAAACTATTTGCAATAAACTTTCCAAACTTGTTTGCAGAGTTAAAACCAGCTAGACCGACAATACCTTCTTTGTAGAAGTATGAGTCTAATGATTTTGGAAGATTATCTAAGTCACCTAATACATCAAGGCTCTCTAAAGTAGTAAATGCCTCTTGTGATGCACTAGCAATAAACTCTAAGTCCTGTCCACTGCCTGTACTCCATTTATCAACTGCATAGTTGTATATCAAGAGTTTGTTATTGGTTGTACCTGTAGCTCCTGATCCTCGATAAGACCATACAACAATACTATTGTTAGGATCGACAGCCGATGTAATACCATCAAGGTTAGATGATAAGTCATCAAAAAAGAAGTTATCTACTTTACCATTACCTATTGGTGTTAATTGTTGTCCACCAGTTAGTTTGTAAAAACCATCTTGTGCTAAAAAGAAAACCATGTTTCCATAAGAAGCAACAGACTTAGGAGCAAATGCACCAATATTATCTGCAATCTTATCAAACTGGAAAATCAATGGCACACCGACATAAGACATTCTATAGATTGCCTTTTCCATAAAAATCACACCAGCACTCTCACCACCGACAATGGCTTGAATATTACCATGTGATCCTACAATATCTTGGAAACCTGATTGCGTTGATTGACTCGGTGTCCATGTAGAACTGTCGTTAATACCTGACCACTTTACTCTTTGGTTGTATACTGTGCCTGATTCATTTGTATATCCAGCTACAACAAAGTCTCTAATGACTGCAATATATTTTGCTTTAAGAGAAACAAGATCACTAAAAGCACTACTTGTACCTTCTGTAAACTTCTGAATATTGTCTGCAAAGTTTGTTGCAATAATGTTTGAACCAAACTGTGTAAATGCCCAAAAGTCTCTTGCATTTTCTGTAGTAGAGTTGTTGTAGCCACCAGCTTTACTTTTATCTTGAAAGACTAGAGAGGAGTCCATCTGATAAAGTTTGGTAGCGTCACCAGCATAGTTCGTAGAACCACTAGCACTAAAACTTGTAAATAAACCAACAGCACTACCTGTTAATCCTGTACCACTTAATGCCTGAAAACCAGCTAGGCTTTTATAGCCTTTTGCAAGAGGTAAGACATTATCAACTACTAAAGCACCTGAGTTCTCATAAGTAGGTAGGTCAGCTTGTAAATCGCCAAAATCGATCATCTAAGCCACCTGTGGTGTGGACATCTGTAATGGTGATGATGTAGTAGATCCTCGTGATGAAGTTTCGTTTGCATTTTTTAATGCTTCTTTATACAGAGTTGCCCAAGTATTTATCCTTTCATCTTGCATAATAAATGGTGCTGACTCAGCCAGTGAACCATATAAATACAACTCAGGATAATTAGTTAATATTGTATTTGTTGTATTGTCGTCTGATAATGCCGATATTGTTTTGTAATAGTTTATTTGCAAGGTTGTAGCACTGTCAGGTGCTATACCTAACAATATGTTAGATCCCACTATAGTAAAATATGTCGGTTTACCGCTTGTTTGACTCGTATTATATTTATTGTAAAAATCTGTATTACTCATAAATCTTAAAGTACAATAAGGGTTGCTTTGATATATAACAGTAGTTGCCTCTAAATATCCTGTAGGCAGAGAATAACTTTGTGTACCAGCAACTGTTGTTGTGGAAGTATCAGTGTTTACCATTTCTCTAACTCGCAACTCTCTATTGAGTCTAGCCTCAGTCAAAGTAATAAAATCACCTAAGTATGCAGTGAGATCACTTCTATTGAGATAGTTCGCAATAGTAGTTTTTAAATTGGAGTATGTGTCTAATGCCATTATAAGTTACCTGTATATATTCTAAAATGTCTGTTATCAGAGTCGTTTAACCAACGAAAAAATCTAGTCTTATCTAAAACTTTTCCATTGTAATTTAAGATGCCTTGTTTAGCTAATTGATGAACTACAATGTTTGGCAGTCTAGCAACACGATATCCTTTTTCATGTTCTAATGCTTTTGCTTTATATGCACCTTCGTTTTGTGCTTTTTTATTAGCATCTAAGATTTCTTTGATAGTTGCCTGATCTTGGTAGTTTTCAATATGATATTTATTCTCAGCTTCATCAACTATAAGATTTGTTTTAACTGATGATTGATCGTTAGGATCGTTAAGTGAGAATTTTTTTGCCATTACTTTATCGCTTTAGCTATCATCGCATCTATTGTGTCTTTCATGGATAAACCTTGATTACCTGAAATGCTTAACATTGGATCGTATTTACGATCACCCATAGATGTTTGCTTAGATTGTTTTTTACCATCGCCTTTAGAAATCATTTGGTCTGATTTCTTTGCGTTTTCTACAACCTTAAACAACCTTGATGTATGTTTTTTGTTTGTAAATATTGCCATTTTTTCCTCTCTATATGTAAAGGGGGTGCATTAAACACCCCCAGTCCTTTGACTACAAATAATTATGCAGTTAAGTTAAATATTCCGTAGTTTGCGTTTGGTGCTTTTGCACATAAAGCATACTCAGCTAAGAGCAACTTCTTGTCAGAGTCACCAGTTTTTCATTACTGTCTCAGGCTCTCCACCTAATTCAAAGGCTTTTAAAAGACCAGCTTTTAATAGTGCCTCTGTAAAGGTTCTGTTAGTACCACCAGCGATTGCTGTTGCACCTGTACCAGCAGGAGTTGCTGATGGTGAACCATTAGTTGAGAAGTTACCAGCGGCAGAAGATGTACCTGGTTTGTTACCACCATACCATGTTCCAACAGATGCTGTTTCTCTTGCAGTTGATGCGTTACCAGCGACTTTTGCATTTTCGACTCCTACTAATGCTCTTTCCATGTCTCGCTTAAGTTCTTTACCCATCTTCGCTAACTGGTACGCCATCTGGGTACTCATTCCTGCGTTATCCACTGCATCGTCAGTACCAGAAATAGTTACTGCTTTTGCAGAGATTTGGGTGTAGTTGTTAAGTCTAACAGTTGCAGTTCTTGCATCACCTGTGTAGTCATCACCTTCGATTTGTGCGTTTGCAGCAGCATCAGCTAGTGAGTCTGTCTGCCATTCGTATAGTGTGTTTGTTGCTGTACCTTTTGATGCGTTACTCATAAAAGGAGTTTCAGTCGGTGAAATATTGTAAATTACATCAGCTAAATCTTCTCTTATAGAGTTTGCACCATCATAGGTATCAAAAGTATTGGTTGGTTGTGCCATTACTTATTCCTTTCTATGTTGTTGTTATTGAGAATACAATTCTTGTAAAACAGAAACAGCGTCATTTACTTTTCCTGTCTTTCTAAGATTTGCTTTTTTAGATTTCAATCGCTTTGCAACTTCATTATCGTCTTGAACTTTAGCACTAGATGAACTAACGACCTTAGATACCTTTGTTACTTTTTTATTTTTCAGGTTAGCTTTTTTTAACTTATCGTAACGATAAGCATTGGCTAACATAATAACGGATCTATGATCTACTAACATATTTATTTCTTGGTCTGTATAACCAATCTCTTTGGCATAGTTTACTAAATTCTTTGTAAACTCCGCTCCTTTTTCTTTGTCAGCGTAAATAGGCAATTTCTGAGTAAGAAGTTGTCTTTGCTGTTCAAGATAAGCATTGTATTGTTTTGTTTGCTCCTCTTGTTTTTCAGCCTGTATTCTTTCTTGCTCTTGATTAGCTTTCTCTATTAATTCTTTCCTTCGATCTTGTTCTGCTTTTATACGAACATACTCTGCTGGATCGTTTTCATAAAGATTATCTAAATCTGCCTTACTAGGTTCAGCTTGTTTTAATTGTTCGGACAATACTTGTAATTGCTTTTCGTATTGATCTCTTTTGATTTTAGCCTCCTCGTTCTGCCTAGTGTATTCATTTTTTAATTCTTCTACACTCTTTCTATCTTGCGATAGTTTTTCGGTTTTACGAGTATAATCACTTTGTCGAGAATAACCTTTCATGAGTTCATCAAGGGTGACTTCTTGTTCTTGTCCATCGACAACAACTTTATAAAGTTCCTGACTATTTTCAGATGGTTGTTCATCTTCAATGTGATCGATTAGTTCATCATCGTCAAAAGCATCTTCGATATTCGTTTCCGAGTCGCTTACCTCTTTTGTTGAATCTTCACTTGCTGTTTCCTGAGTCTTAGAGGCTTCCGTATTAAGTAAGTTCTTCAGGGCTTCAGCCGCCTCTCCTTGATTGAGAGACTTGGGCGTTGGTGCAACAGATTCACTGAGAGTTTCTGTTGCAGAATCCATTACTGGTTGTTCTGCCATTTATATTTCTCCTGTTATTTTTTTACAATCTTGCCTGTTTCCATGACTGATTGTATTTGCATCAAGACAACTTCTAACATTCTTCTCATGACAAAAATGTTTTCTCGTTGTTCTGAATCTTTTGGATCAGAGTTTAACCACTCATTGTGTAACTCTGTTCTAACTTTTTGTACTGCTTCTACAAAGATAGGGTTTTCTAATATGTCTTTAGCTTGTTGGCTTCTTTTAATTTCATTATCTGCCACGAGTAAATCCTGCCATACCAGTACCACCTACGTTCATAGAAAAACCACTAGAGCCAAAATTCTTTTTGTTTCGTTCTATGTTTCTAGCTATTGCTGCTCTGTAAGCATCATCGTTTCTAGTTCTATTACCACTAGAATCTACTGATGTTAAAGGAGTTGTATATAACAAACCACCTGTTAAATCTTCTGCTATTTTACCACTACCAGTTCCTTCAGCAGTTGGATAGCTTCCATCTTTTTGTTGATTAATTACAGCTTCAACAGCTTCTCCTACAGTTACATTTTGACCTTGAGGGGTTCTTGGCACTTGAGGATTTAATAGACTACCTGATGTTTTTCTATAATACTCTGTTGGTGTAAATATTTTAAATAAATCATTACCTATAGATTGACCATAGGCATTATCTTCCATAAATTTTAGTGCTTCATTGTATGTATTTAATCTTCTTTTATCACCACCAAATACTGTATCTAAAAATCCTAAACCAGCACTTGCTAATGGAAATAAAGGTATGTTTGGTTTTCCAACATTAGGATCAAATTTTAAAAATGTACCTTGTCCTAATCCTTCAGTAATGTAATCATCTAAAATATTTGATGCACCAAATCCTGTTGTAGGATCTTTTTTCATTTGTTCGAACATCATTTGTTCACGATCTGGTTCATCAGGTCTATCACTTGATCCTTGCTCAATAGGAACACAACTTTTAATTACTGGATCATAAATATAACCTTCAGGACAAGGATCTGTCGGTGATTTATCATCTTCGTCAGGTGTATCAGAAACAGGTGGTCGAAAAGGATCGACATCTACTCTGTAGGGGTTAGCCTGTGCTTGACTACCATATCCGCCTGATAAAAAATTATTAATTACATCTTGTGCCGAAGAAGGCATATTAGGGGTTGCCATTATCTTTTAATTCCTTGCTGTAATATTTGTGTTGCTAGTTTTTCTTTTTGTGACTCTTTTGCATCATCTTCTTTAATTAATTGTGATGCTAATTTTTGTTGATCGAGTTCAAGTTTTTGTGCTTTTAATTGTAATTCAGCTTGATCTTTTGCTTGTTGTCTTTGTAAATCTGCTTGAGCTAGTTGTATTGCTGGATCAGGTTTTCTTTGTTGTGGTCTAGGTGGATTGACTGCTGGATTATTAAAGAACTGAGAAGCATCTTTGTAACCAGCGTTTTCTAAATATTTCTCTAGGGTGTTATAAATTTTTTGTGGATCGACAATACCCATACCACCAGCACCGATTAATTTTTCTTGCACTGCTAATACACGACCTAATACTTCTAGTCGTTGATCTTGTGATCCTGTGCCTAGTCCAACTTGTACTGTTGCGTTGTAACGATCTACCCATTCTCTAGGGTTCATCGGTACAAATTTATTTCTTAACTTAATAATTCTTTCTTGATCTTGATACTTGCAAACTAATGTCAAGATACCTTGAAACATTCTTTTAATACCTTCACTAAAGTTTCTTGCATAGAGTTCAATTCGTTGTGTCGATGCGTTCATCATCACATTAGTGCTAGTTGCAGTTGTGTGTGATTTATTAATTTGATCTGAGTCTAAGCCCATTTGAACTTTTGAAACACCTGATCTTGACTCTCTAATAGTATCTACTTTATCTAGCATCGCTAAACCTTGACTCATAAAGTTAGGAGAAGCGAGGGGGGTTACTGCGTTAGGGGATTTAACTCGTACTATCCCCCCAGCTCTTGAAGTAAGGAGATCGTCTATGTTTGCTTGTCCATCTACAACTACAGTTCTAGCATTGTTTTGTAGATAGGCGTTATTAAGAGTTTGCCTTAAAAGGGTAGTCTTAATCTCTTGCACATCGCCAATTAAATCATAGATAGATAAGCCATAAAACCTATGTGGCATAGGGATAGCTGTAACCATCGCAAAAGGTATTTGCTCTATAGGTTCATTCTCTAAGATGTGATAAGCATTGGGTGCTGATCCACCCACTACGATGTGTCTTAGTTCTGCAATTCCATCGTTATCGTAATCACACTTCATGTAACAATCAATGACTGATACTCGTGTCAGTAAAGGATCAATGTTTTGATATTCCTGAGGCATCGTCTCATCGTCATACGACCTTCTTGTGACAGCCTCTGTATTATAAATTTCTTCATCAGCTACTGGTAGTTCATTGACAATCTTCTTGTCAAAACCCATACTGATTAATTCTGATCTTGTTTTAAAAACTCGTTGTCCAATAAAGTTACAATCTTCTAAACTGTTTGCTGTTTTACTAACTAAAATACTTTCAGGTGCTACATTCTCAATACAAACACGACCATATTCTTTGACACGCTTTACAGTGACGTTGTAAGTTTGTTCCGTAAAGTCTTGTCCAGCAATATCAAGTTCATTCCCAGTATCTTCGACCTCTACAACCTCTACTTCAGGATCTGCAAGTAGTGCTTGGTACTCAGCAGTGGTTAAATTCTCATAAGACTCTTGTTTTTGCTCTTTGTCTGTTTTCCAATAGTATTTGACGAAGCCATTTTTAGAAATAAGGGCATCTTTGAACATTGTGTGCAAGATTTGATAGCCATTATTGTCTTTGTTGAAGATATGGTTAATGTAATCTGATGATTGTTCTGCGTAAGCGACATCTTCAGGCTTTTGAGGTTCAAATCTGACAATACTTTCGCCCTGTGTGAAGATTCTCATCATACTTGGAAGTATGCTTTCGACTACTTCGAGTACATCTTGTGATCTTACTTGTGATTGACCTTCTACTTCGTTACCTAAAGGCTCTCCTAAGTAAAATTTTAGTGCATTTTTACGCTGAGAAGATAACTCACCCCCATAAAAACCAAGAGAGTTTGTTATTTCTTGCGATATAAGTGCTTTTAATCTTTCTTTCGTTAATTTCATTATACAATTCCTAGCTTCGGATAATTAATTTGTGTAGACCAGTTCTTTGTTTCCTGTAATCCAGTACATAAATAGCGAAATGCGTCAGCACTGTGCGATGTCCAGTCGTGCTGTGGTCTATTTTTGCTTTCGCCTTTGTCGTTTACAGCCCATCGATACTGTCTGAGGGCATCTAATCCTTCTTTTGTCTTTTCAAAGTCAAAATAACATCGTGATAACGTCATTCTGACTGCGTTAATTCCATCTTCTATACTCATCTTCGGTACAATACTGGTCGTTAAGCCAAGACTTTGTGCGATTTCTACTCTTGATTTACCTGTTCCGATCTCTCGGACATTAGCATCGTGAGGTAGATAATGTGTGTCGTAAATATATCCTCGATCTTGTAGGATTGAGGCATAGTATTCTAGGGATTCACCACTATCTTCAAAGTAGTCAATAAGGTGTATAGCTGTGCCTTTTTGCTGACAGAACCATATTGAGGTTTTATCTGCCATTCCTAAATCCCAAAAGGTCGATACCTTCAATGTCGGATCATAAGGTACTTTTGTTATACGACTCTCATCTTCGGCTTTATTTAGACCTTGTGAGTATATAGCTCCGATTGCAGAGCTTTCAAAACTACATTCATATTCTGCCTCGTATATTTCAGGAGGCATTAATTTTTTTGCTTCGGCTAATTCTTCTTCTTTGACGACCTTCGTTTCACTCGCTTTAAATTTAGCAGTAAACCAGTTATCATCATGTAGTCCATGATTATATAGGTCGAAAAAAGCGTTATGTCCAGCAGGTGTGCCAATAGCAATCATAAACCCTTCTCTATCCGATAGTGCAGGTCGTATGACCTCAGTCCACATTTTTGGTGGCATCTGGGCTACCTCATCTAATACTACACCATCGATATAGAGTCCTTTTAAGGTTTGAGGGCGTTCACAACCGAGTAATTGTATTCTGCCTCCATTAGGGAGTTCAGCTCTTAGTTCGGTCTCGTGATAATCCATATTCGGCAAAACAGAAGTGTAATACTTGAGATAATCCCAAGCTATTCTTTTCGCCATGCTGTATGTCGGTGCGATATAATAATATCGTGGTCGTGGTAATTGACATTGGAGACATCGTTTGATCAGCTCATTGACTGTCAGCACTGTCTTACCAAAACGTCTATGACATACTAATACATTAAATCGTTTTAGGTTCTTATGAACTTGTTGTTGTAATTCTCTAGGCTTATAGGGAATCGTTATAGTGTTCATGCGTCATCTTTTTGATTACCCTTTAGATAGTCATTAATCCTAGCGACACTACGATCAGATACTAGGTTTTTTCCTGAATTTTTGACCACAGGAGACCTATCTGGCATTTCACCTAATAAAACACTCATGACACTAATTTGAGGCTTTGTAGCCTTCTTAATCTTCTTTTTTTTCATTTGAATAATGATCTCCACACAAGAAGTAATATTGTCGATATGCGTCTTGCGGTTGTATCGCAAATGTACCCCAAGCATCACAATATAGACATACTCTTTTTTGCATTTCTTGTTTTCTATCCCAACTAAATATAGCTAACTCACTATGTAGTTTGCCTGTTGGTATAATATCTTTTTTTAATCTAAAATCTATATCCATTTTGAGCCTTTATAGAGATTTGTACTGAGTTGAAATGGGTAGGCTAACATCTACGATGCTATGCATGGGGGTTTGTGCATATTCTGTTCGTATAAAATAATTTTAGTAATATTTTATCACTATATTTGTAAATATAGATCCCAATACATAACATTACATTACAAACAAGTAATATATTATTATATTTATATATTTTATGTTCTTTTAAGGACTTTGTTAAATATTTTTATTCTTATTGTATCTATACCCATTCGTAATATTATAAACCTTAAACGCAACGTATATTAGTCTAATAATATCAATACTTTCTATTAATATATCTTTTATCTTTCTATATGTATTTCTTATACCCTTGTATATAGCTTTAATAATATATGTTTGTTTTTCTCTAATAGTTGGTATTTGTTTCATGGTTTTTTGTGGTTAATTCGTGGCAAATTGGTTTAATTTAGATTGATAAAATAATCCTATTTTGTTCTTAATTGTCTTGACATATTCTTTAATATTTGATCTATTATAAATAATTAATAATGCGAGGTAATATCATGAAAGATACAATTACAAGCTCTCAGTTTACTGATGAGATGACCAAAGAAGGATTTGGATTTAGTTATGAAGGATCTAAAGCCTTATTTAATTACTTAACAGAGTATGAAGAAAGTTGCGACACTGAATTGGAGTTTGATCCGATTGCGTTCAGATGTGATTTTGATGAGTATGAAACTCTCGAAGAATGTTTGGATCAATATGACAGTGTGAACAGCTTGGAAGAATTAAGAAATGCTACCACTGTTATTGAAGTTCCAAACAGTGAAGCGATTATTATTCAAGCATTTTAGATAGCGAGGTAATTATGGATAACAATCCTTTTCAGTATCACCACGACAGAAACATATCTTTCGCTGTGGCTAGTCTTTTAAATATGAATGATGAGATCATAAAAAAAGATAAAGAAAATAAATTTTTGGCTTTGCGTAGTGTTCACAATTTGACACTTAAAGAAGCTAAAGAAGTTTATAAAACATATCAAGTAGTAAGATTAGTTTTATTAGAAAGTGAACTATCAGAATGTTAAGAACAATAAACGCAGTCGAGTTTTATCTTGATTACTTTAATAATTATTTGACTGTTCAAGCTATTGCTGACGCTTACGGAATAAGCCAAGAAACAGCAAATAGATTGATTAACTTAGGTCGCATTTATAATAACAATTAGATATTTATTTAAGGGCTTTCAATAGCCCTTAGATCAATATCTATAATGATATTGAAGAAAGCGAGGTTGTTATGCCTTTTTATGGACTTAACGGATTAGACTTAATTTTATTGGTTGCGTTCTTTTATGTATCTTACAAACTTTATAAAAGAGCTAAGAAAGAAAGTGAGGATAAATGATTATACATTATCCGATTGATAATTGGGCTACCATTGAAGAAAATGGAGTTCAATACGCAATTAATCTTTTTAGCGATAAAGAAAAAAAATATTTAGCTATTTATAGTTTAAATGAAGATAAAACCATAAATGGTGCTGATTGTATTCATCATTATGAATTAAAAGAAAGCGAGGTAAAAAGTGAGTAATCAGAAATTATTACAACATGACATTGAAAGAGAGTTAGAAGGATTAACTTTTAATGAACTTATGGAAATAGCAATATTAATTAACAAAATGTATTCCAAGTCAAACGGAAAACCTACATTAATTTTTAATTTGTTTAATTATACAAGAAAAAGCGAGGAATAAATGAAAGAATATACATCAAATATTGTTATAACTTTTTCAATTAATAATTTAGAAGCTGAGAGCAAATACGATTATATAGAAAAGTTAAAAGAACAATTTAACGAATTTCATGGGATAGAATTAAAAGATCATGAAATACAAGATATTCAAGAAATCGAGAAAGAGAGTGAGGATAAATAATGACAATAAAATTTAGTTGGTGGAAATTATCAGTTGATGATTATCCAAATTACGAACCAAATGAAATTGATCTTCAGCATATTGCTGAGATGATAAAACAAGGCTTTACTCAAGGTGAACTAATACAAGAAGATAAAAGCGAGGAAAAAGACAATGATTAAAACCGAAAAAAAGGAATTTGTCGGCAACGACAGATATCGTTTCAGTAATGGTAAGACCTCATACGATTATGAAAAAGAGAGGGTTAAGCGATTAAAGGAACGCAAACGAGTTAATAAGATTTTATCTTATGACTATTTTAGTAACAATAAAAGCGAGGTAAACTATGATAAACTATAATGATATTAGAGTAACAGCAGTTACTACAGAAAAAGACTATTACGACAGTAAAAAGAAAAAACGTATTAAATATAAAAAACCTAAGATTACAAAAAAAGTATTGAATACAAATAGTTACGCTTATGATTTAGGCGAATTGTATGAAATTATTAGATTTTATACTGAAAAACATAGTGGATATCAAACAGAGTGCGAAATAACTTTTAAAACTAATTTAGAATATTAAATATATAGTTAAAAGCTCTTTATAGGGCTTTTAAGTATGTATTTAGCATACTAGAAAGAGAATAAATCATGAAACAAGATCAGATTTACACCTCTAATGACTATCACGAATTTATATTCGTTGAAGGAAATAGAGAAATTAAATCTTCCAAAGTAAGTAAAATGATTGATAGTATTAAAACATTTGGATTGGTAAATCCTATTGTGGTCGATCAATATAAACAAATAATTGACGGACAAAATAGGTTTGAATGTTGTAAAACTTTAAACATTCCCATTCGATATTCTGTCTTTCATGTAGAAAAAAGCAAACTAATTGACTTAATTAGAGATATCAATTCCGTTCAAAATAATTGGAACAATATTGATATTGCAGGTGCTTTTGTCATACATAGTAAAAATAGAGAACACTATAAAAAATATTTAGAATTAGTATCTTTAGGTGTATCTCATTCTACTGTTGTTGAAGCTTGTTCTTATTTATCTTTAGGTGAAGATAAAATTAGAAGCAGTTATTTTGACTTTAGGAATGGAAATTTACAAATTCCAAATCCTGTTTTTGAAAAAGTAAAAGGTCAAATATTAATGTTAAAAGAGTCAAAAATAGAGCCTAAAATATGGAATAGGATTTATTTTATTCGTGCTTTGTTAAAATTAAGAAAGCAAGATAATTTTGATATTTATACTTTTTTAGAAAACTTTACTAAATTTCCTCATCAATGGAAAAACGCATATACAGTAGAAGAAAATCTAAAAAGTATATTATCTGTTCATAACTACAAAAATAGACAAAAAGCTAAATATTATTTTGAGTAAGTTGTAGTATTTTTAGGCAATCTGATATTCTTGGGTTGCCTTAATGTATTGTATATTTAGTTCCGTAATGTTCTTGATCTACTTCGTGAAAATTCTCGTGATCTGATTTGTAAGACTCTACAAATTTATAACATTCTTCTTTTGACGTAAAACCTTGAAAAACAATAATGACGTTATTGTTATCTTCTTGGTCTTTATGAATAAATAAACTGCATTTAATATCTTTATCGAGTAATATGTCGTTCAATGGCTTTTTTGACGATTTCAAAGGCTTCCGATTGACTGATTTTTTTTCTGGTTTTGTTGATTTTTTCATAGATTTTTACCACTATTGTTGGCTCGATATTAATTAACATACAAATAAATTTGAAACTTTTACTATTGATCCATGCCTGTGCTTCAGCACAAAGGACATGATCTGATATATCATAATTTGGGCTAGTTCTAAAAGTTGCGTCTAATATATTTCTTGATAAAACTGACACCCACAAATTAACATAGGCGTTCATAATAAGATTTAGGCAGAATTTTCCACCTTAGTAAATTCATATCATTTACGATCCATAATCTAAATAGAACAAACTGAGAACAATGCCCTCTTGAAGCGAGGATAGAGGGCTAACCCATCTTAAAGAAATCTCTTAGACAATCAAGACTTTCCTTTAAATTATCCATTCCTTTACGTCTACCGACAGGTTGGTCATTAACAATAAGGTCATAAGTTGCTGATCGTAGGTTTAATGGGATAGATTGCATGGCTTTATTGAATTGGTCATGGGCATCAAAACCATTAAGATTAAATATTTCAAGCGAATTACCCATTGGAATACCCTCTAAGCGATCCCAATTAAAGGTTTGGCTAGATTGTAGTCCTGCATAAACTGATAATGCTTCTAACTTTTCCCCTGCCACAAATCTTAAGGCGTTTATTCGACTATCTTGTGGGCATAACAAGTTGCGTTGGTAATATTTTTGTAAATTTGAGTTTATTTCCCCATAAATATGTTTAAGCCCTTGTTTCATGGGCTTCAGATCAGGGAGTCTAAAGAGTTGTCCGTCAATCGTGATGATCTCCTGGGCGCCTCGATCCATTTCCTCTATGGGTTGAGCTTCAGGATTGTGTTTTTTCTGTTTCTTCTTCTTTTTTGCCATTTAGCTCGTTTGGTTTTATGTGGTTGCCTTTTTTATCATAGATCCAATCCATAATTCCCCATGCTTCTTTCGTGGTAAAAAACAATAATCCGTCTTTTTCTTCAATAAAGTTAGCAGTTATGTTATGTCTTTTTTTAAAATCTTCAATGCTAAAGACATCTTCGTCATTAAAGCGTTCTTGGTTGAGCCAAGTTGCAAAGTGTGGGATATATTTGTCATCACTAGCTTGATCGCATAATTTATTGTATTTAGTGATAATAACTTCAGCGTCAATGTCTTTGATCTTTTTAAACTTTTCAAAAGCTAATTTTTTTGATCCCCTACGAACTTTTAAACTATCCCATATATATATAAATATATTAGATACATCTTTATCTTCATCTTTATCTACAGTGACAACAAGTTGATTTGACAAAACGCTATCAAATTTTTCTTTAGACTTTTTTCTAGCTTGACTTCTCTTGTTAGAGAGTTCAATACCCTTAACAAATTCAAGTTGTTGCCTTTTGTTAAAGTAGCGATCATTTTCTATGTAAAACTTTTTTTCTAAAACATAAATTAGATCAGACCTGTTCTGCTCAATTTCCTCTAAGTCAAACGTCATTTGAAATATTAGTTTGCAAAGTTCGTTAATATCACAAGGTAAACCTTTGCCATTCATTGTGTGGCTAAAGAATAAAAGGTCTGTATAAATACCCCTCTGAGCCATTGTAAATGATCTTGTAGAGGCTATGTAATCATTTGGGAAGAAATACATAGCTGGTAATTTATCAATCATGTTTTAATTACCTTTACATTTTGTTTCATAGCTGGAACAAAATCTACATAACCATTTTCTTTCAGTCTATATAAATATTTGTGAATACTGTTAGTAGTTTTTAAACCTATAAATTTTGCAATATCTCTGTAGCTTGGACTAGGCATATTTTCCTGTTGGTATTTTAGTATGAATTGGAGTATCTGTTTTTCTTTTTTGGTCGGAGAATAGTCTGTAGAGATGTGTAGCCTGTTGCAAGTTGGGCATTTCATTTGGTTTTGATCCATATTCTAATAAAACTCCTTCCCAAATAATGTTATCCATTTCAGTAAACTCAAGTAAGTTTTCTTTGCAAATCTTCTTGTATTGTAAAAAAGCCTCAAAAACGCATAAAACATAACGTATTTCCCTGTTTTTATCTGTATCACGCAAAAACAAATATTTGTAAAATACAGACACAATTTGATGTATATACTAAAATAAAAAAAATACCAAATAATTCTTGCTAGTTATTCAAAATTACTATATGTCTAACTTATGGCAGATTGCAAATATAACTATTCTCACATTGTCATAAATTCGAATACTCCTCCTTTAGAAAATAACTATAGTGATATGAAGATGAAAGAGAATAAGTTGAAAAGAGATTGTCAAGAAAGATTAAAGAATTATAAATATAGTGATTTACAAAAATCTTTAATTTGGCATCATATCAATTCGACTACTAAAGTGTAGTCTGCCATACAAGAAAGGAAGCGAGATGAAAAAAAATTCAAGTGAAATAAAAAAAGTAGATATTCAAAGATTTATTAAAGTGATGGAACGCTTTAAGAAAGCAGGATTGAAACTACAGAAAAGGATAGAAGAAGATGCCAACAGGTCAATACAAACTAAGTAATGGTAAATTAGTTGTCGGAACAACAACAGTCATTGGTCGTTTTAAAGACTCTAATGCTCTTATACATTGGGCATGGGATTGTGGAAAGAAGGGTTTAGACTATCGTCAGGAAAGAGATAAGGCAGGGGAGCAAGGCACAAGTGTTCATGACCTTGCAGAAAAATATATTCATGGACTTGATTATGAAATACCTGACGATAAAAAAGTCCAAAAGGCTTTTAAGAAATTTACAGAATGGTGGGATAAGCAAGAGTATAAGATTGTTTGGTCTGAGAAGCAGATGGTCTGTGAAAATTATGAGTTTGGTGGTTGCCCTGATCTTCTGGTGCAAGACAAAGAAGGCAAATATGTATTGATAGATTTTAAAACTGGTAAAAGAATTTACACTGATACGATTATTCAGCTTGGTGCATACGCTTGGTTGATAAATCAAAATGATAATATCGAGGTTCAAAAAGGAATTATTGTAAGACTACCAAAGAACAATAGTAAAATCGAAACTAAAGAATTTACTATAGAAAAACTAACACTAGGTTTCGACCAATTTAGATTATTTAGAGAGGCTTACGATAATAATGCGATCATTGAAAGATGTTTTAGGAAGGAAAATTAGTATGACAACAATGAAAGATGCTCTTGAATTTGTTAATAGAGATGAATGTAATGAATTTGAGAAAAGTTTTTATGATAAAGGGAAGGATAAAGATTGGCAGGTTAGTGAAAAACAAATGGCTGTTATTGCAAAAATGCCAAAAAAATATCCTGTAGATGATGAACCAAGAAGAACTGATCCATTTGAAGGGCAGAAGCCACAATCAAATACAGATTTTAATTATGGTTCGAATATAGCTACTGATGAAATAGAGAAGAATTTACGACTTATAGATAGAGCTTTTGAGCTTATGGATAATTATGCAAATTTAAAAGAATTAGATCAAGAGAACAAAAGAGCTATAGCTATTAGTTGTGCAATCAATCAATCAAGAGCTGATTATTTTAATGGGAAAAAATGATATCTTTAGTCATATCAATTATTCAGTTGTTGGTAATTATATTTATAGCTGTCATGATTTACGCAATAGGAGATCAGTTAAGTAAAAAATGAGTTTGGAGTTTACTGATTGGGTTATAGAGGAGCAGGAAAGAGAGGAAAGGTTAGATTTGAAAGAACACACAAAGGCGTTGTTTAAGGGTAGAGGTTGGAAAATACCTGAAGATGCAGTATGTGTAAACTGTGGCGACATGGCTGTAGATACACATCATTATAGAAATCGTGCTATGGGTGGGAGTAAGTATTTAGACTATTATGAAAATTTAATTCCTCTCTGCCGACTTTGCCACGACTGTGCTGAGTCTGATAAGGAAATAAACCACACCTTTTACATTAAGAACTTACGAGAAATCCTAAGAATAGAGGAGGAAAAATACAAAAATGGCGACCATTCCCAATAATCTTATTGACCAACTAGAAGAAAAAGTTGGTGATGCTTTACTACAACTCGAAAGCGTAGAAGATGTTGTTCAAGCTAAAGTAAATAAGGAAATGATAAAGGAATGGAAATCAAAGAAACTTGCAGAGCTTCAACTAAAAGAAGAACAAAATGGTGTTGCACAGTCTAGTAAGCAAGACCGAAACGCTAGAGCTAGTCGTGAATGGAATGAGTATTTAACAGAGTTAGAGTTAAAAATGAAAAAAGATACACTCAATCTTGTTAAAAGGGAAAATGCTCAGATCGTGATATCAGCTTGGCAGACATCAACAAAAGAAAAGGGGATCAAAGTATGAGTCAGAAACAGGATATATTAAATCACTTAAAAAAACATAGAAAGATTAATGGATTAGATGCGTTGAAACTTTATGGTTGTTTTAGACTACCAGCTAGGATATTAGAGCTGAAAGAAGAAAAACATAATATTGACGCTAATCTAATTACTTTGAAGAATGGAAAGAAAATAGCAGAATACATTTACAATGACAGATAAGATATATACATACAAAGATATTGCGAAGATATTTGATTGTCATGAAAAAACAATCTACCGCAAAATAAAAAAGGTTAGGGAAACATACCCTGATAATAAATCTATTAATAATTATATGGGGAGTAAGTGGTATTGTTTTGAGGGGGATTTGAAAGAGGTGTTGAATTTGTGTTCAGAAGTAGAAATTAACAAACCTCTTGAACATCAATAATACATTTGTTGAGAATAAGTTGGATAGTGCCTTCGTTGCCTTTTTTGTATTCATCATTCTCTAATGAATAACTTGAAAACAATATTGTCTTGTCCTTTGTTCTTTTGTATAGCCAACCCACAGTCATGCAGATTGGCATTGGTTTATCTTCGTAAGAACTAGCTTCGATCCATGTCGGATCACAAAGCCCACTATCAATCCATTTTATAATGACTAAGCGAAGGTCTTGACATTCGTTGGCTTCCCACCAACTCCTTGCCTTTTGGATCGTTTTCTTCGCACTGCCGATTTCTTTTGCGACTCTGTCATTCTGTTCGCTTTCGATTTTGGAACGCATTTTGGATATTTCCTTTTACTGCCTTTAGCAGACTTACGACCACACTTGGCATAACTGCCATCTTTCTTCCTAGATCCTATGTCTACCCAGTCTTGAGCAAACCACTTCGTAAGACCTCCACTAGCTCTACTCATTTTTTCTTAGTTGTATAACCCCCACCACGCTTTTTGTATGTCTTAACAAGCCAAGCATTAGCATACGCACTCGGATAAACATCAAACTTTCTCTTAGCTTCTGCTTTTACTCGTGCATATAGAGCTTTATTAGTAGGTACGTTTTTTGTAGCCATTATTTTTTCTTCTTTTTCTTTTTAAGTTTTTTGAAGTCAGCTCCTGTTATCTTATCTCTAGGTTCTGCGATACGAGCTAGTTTCTTTTGTTTACTTGACAGCTTTCTAGGCATTACTTCTTTTTCTTCTTTTTGTTTTTCTTAACTTTTTTAATAGCAGAGTTTAGTTTGCCATTAACTTTCTTCGCAGTTTTTTTCATTCCACGCATATCTATTCTCCTTTGTAAATTATGTCGATGCTCGACTGTTTCTTTGTAGTAATCAGCTTCCCAATGATTGTAATATCCAATCTTTTTAAGTTTTTGAGATGCTTCTTCTAGGTCATTATATCTTTGTATAAGAACCATAGAAAACTCGTTGTCTGTGTCAAACCCATGATCGTATAAGAAGTCTATATTTTCTTCTGACGTTTCAGGGTGTGATGACATTAAATACACATCTTTTGGCATATACACAAAGTTCAACGCCTCGATGTGTGATGCTAAATCTGTAGCATTAATAGATAAATCAGTGCAACCTATAATGGCTATTCTGTATCTCGTTCTTTTAATTTTGTTTGCCCAATCAACAACAGTCGGTAGTAAATCATCTGCGTTGTAAACTTCTTCAATAGCAAATGTGTCTTGGGTTCTACAGTTGTTTGCAAATGGGCAGGTTGGGTAGTTGCCTAAATGTTTGTTTGGTTTTTCGATCACCTCTTGTGACCATGATAAAATATCTTCTTTTACTGATTTACTCAATCAGCAGTTCCACATTTTTCGAGACCAGTAATTAGCAGATAATTTATTGTTCTTGCCTTTTATACCACCTGATCTCGCACAATAAGATTTCTTTCGTGCAGGTGAGTTCTTCTTGATGCTCATATTGGGATCACCAAAGTTTATCTTTTTAACTTTGTCACCATCTTTTACGAACACCTTGAACTTTTTGACATCACCCTTCATGGGTTTATTGAGTTTGACTGTTCTACCCTGATAAGTTGCCATCTAATTCTACCTTCTCTTGTTTTTCTAATTGTTCTGTTAGTGATCTGTTTTGAGATGAAGCGTATTCTGCTTTTGCTTTTTGAAATGCAATTACATCGTCTACAGTAATCTTTAGTTTTTCTTCTCTTAACAATGCGTTTTTATCTGCCCAGTTGTCAAGACGTTCATTAAGGAACTTAATGTGTAGATCCTTTTCTTCGATAGCTTTTTTCAGCTCTCTGTTTTCTTTTTTTACTTTGCGTAATAATGCTTCAACTTCTTTTAATGTACTCACTTCTTTAACAACTTCATCGCACCTGAAGCTCCTTTAATTCCAAAACTTGCACTAATGGCAATATATAAAAGATGTTGGTAGTAAGTAGGTAGACTATGTAGTGCTTCAAAACCAGCTTTAATATGTGGAGTCATAAAAGGAATAAATACTAATACTGCTGGTAATAACAAAACTATAAGTGCAATTTCGTCTTTTATGCTGTTTTCCATTTGATTTACAGCAGATGACTCCCATGCTACTTTACCAGCGATCTGATCTTCTTTAAGTTTTGTTTTAGCTTTTATCTCAGTAACAGCTAATTCTGCTTTTGCTTTTTTAGTTTCAACAAAACCTTTTACTGTATCTTTTAGAATAGACGCAATAGGGCTTACAAGTAAATTTAACATTATATATTCCTCATGGTATCTGCCAGTTCGTTAGCTCTATTAGGGGTTTGTTTTGCCCATCGACTGTCTAACATT